ATGTACCTAGACATTAAAATTCCTGTAACTAGAGCTATTAAGCAGTTTTTGATCTTTAAGTATGGAGAAGTATTTAAAGTAAATAAAACAGACTGGCTTGGTATCATTATAACTTCCATTCTAAATAAGAAAAGAAGTTACAATTATTATAAACCAGAAAGCTCAAAATATCTAGTTACGGATGATTACTACACTATTTCTTTGAGTCAATCAGCCTTTGATAAGGAAGGAATTCTCATAGAAGATGAACATCTAAGACTTATTTCTAGAGCTTTAGAAAAGCTATTCAGAGAGCACTTATTCGAGCAAGCTATTTTATGCAGAAAACTATACCAACTAAATTACAAAGACACCATTATAAATATTTTAGAATTTTACGGTATTCAAGATACCGATGGATACTATGATGCTATCCATAGGGACTTTATGCGTAAAAAGAAAAATATTATTGAAAAAATGAATAAAAAACATTCAAAAATTGCACACGGAAATGGTTATTAAAAATACTCCAGATAACATCTTTAGAGAAATCCGAAATGTAGAAATTTACAGAGCTTCAGATGTAAAATTTACCGATATTATTTCTAGGAGTACCATTAATGCCGTGCCTTTGATTGTAATGGAAAGCATTATTCCTGAAGACTTTAATAAAAATATCAAAAAAAAATACACGGCAGATAACGAATACTATGATATAGATATCAATTATAGCTTATATACAGATTCTGCCAATTTAAACAGTTTAAGTGAACTATTGGGCAAAAGAAAGTTTGCTATAAAACTAATTACCAATGTAGATAAATTATGGCTTGGAAATGACCGAGAGCCACTCACAATAGATTTACAAGACGGCAATAAAGATGATAATTCTGGAAACGACAAGCACGAAGTTTCTATTTATGGCACTACGATACTAAAGCCAAGCTATGTCCTTTAATTAGCGATATACCTATCTTATGTTTGCCAGACAAATCCGTGATATGTCTGGAATAAACAGTTTTTTCAATGTTCCTCTTGCTATAGATAAAACCTACCTTAACGAGGTTTTAGCTCATATGTTTGTGGAATTTTCTTTTTTGAAAAACCAAAATATAACAGCTATTACCAAAGAGAAAGAAGCAATTTATCTAGAGCAATTACAATCTCAAGGAGAAGGCAGAGGCGACAGCAAGTTTCCTGTTGTTGTAAATATAATAGGTCCTATTGTCAAATACTCAAGCTGGTCCTATTTAGGAACTCAGTTTTACGGAAAATTGCTTAAATCTCTGGATGCTAACCCTAATATTTCTGGTATTGTACTCAATATAGACTCTGGCGGCGGTATGGTATCTGGCACAGCAGAACTAACCAATATCATCAAAAACTTAGAAAAACCTACTATTTCTTATACAAGCGGTTACCAATGCTCCGCAGCTCAAAGTATAGCAAGTGGCTGTAATTACCACATGGCAAGTCCTTACGCTGACTTAATCGGTTCGATAGGAACAATGCTTTCCTATCAAGATTTCTCTGCTATGTTTGAGAAATGGGGAGCTAAAATATACGAGCTGTATGCTCCACAATCTACGGAGAAAAACCAAGAAATAAGAGAATTGATGAAAGGCAATGAAGCTCTCTACTCCGAAAGGCTAAAGCAATTGACAGATGATTTCATCTCTAGGATTAAGTCCAACTATGGAGAGAAGCTAAAGGACGATAATCATGTATTTAAAGGTAAAACATACACGCCTCAAGAAGCCTTAAAAATAGGTTTGATAGACGAACTAGGCACATTAGAAGATGCATTAATCAAATTTTAAAAATATGAAATTCAAAAAATTAACCGCTTTATTAGGCTTAAGTCAAATTACTCTGAATGCAGGGTTCTTTGGCAATAAAAAGTCATTTGCGAAACTAGATGAAGATCAGCTTCAAACCATAGAAGAGGCTTTAGAAGAAAAAGACACCTCTGATTTGGAGCAACAGCTATCCGACAGCCAAGCCACTATAAAAAATGTAGAAAATGCCCTGGAGCAAGCCCTTAACATTGCAGGTGTAGAAGCTGGAGCTGATATGATTGCTTCTATTGTGGCTCTTGGCGAAAAATGCAAGGAATATGGCAAATCCACAAATCGCCACACATTTGCTGAGAATACAGGAGTAGATGAGGAAGCTGATGGTCTTATAGAAGGCTACCTTGATCCTAACGATGAACACAATCAACTTTTAAAACAAATCACCCATGGCAAATAAAACCCTAAAAATAGACCAAATTAGAAATGAATTAGTGCGTTATATAGGCTCTAATCCTACTGCAATCCAATCGGCTATCCTATCTGATGAAATTTTACTCAACAGATACGCTAAAACCGTAACCAAAGTAAAGGGACACTATCCTACCATTCAAATGCTCATGAGTAATGTGGTCCAGATTTTTGAATCAAAGAAATTTACCCCTTATGGTGATATTTCTTTCCTTAATAAGAATTTGAAAAACTTCCATCAAAAGATAGACTTTGAGCTTGACCCAGCAGAAATTTTAGGGACATGGCTGGAAGATATGTATGACGAGAGTAAAAAGGCAGACCAAAAATCCATTTCTAAAACAGCCATTGAGATGTTGAAGAAAAAGATTATTGATGATGTCAATATTCTTTCAGTAGTTGGGAAATACGATGCTTCTAAAAAGGGAGTAGATACACCTGTGTTTGGAACTTCCATGGATGGTCTGAACGAAATCCATAAAAACATTGCTAAGGATACGGACAATCCAGCGTTTCTAATTCCTGGGGATGCTATTACACAATCTAACATATTAGATGTAGTGCAGAATTATGAAAAAGGATTACCATCACAGCAACGCTCAAAAATCAAAGTCCTATTTATGAACGATGTGGATGCTGAAGATTACAAACTCGCTTATGAGGACGAATATAAACAATCTCAGTTCCAAACAGATTCTAACAAGACAAGAGTCGGCAGAAGAACTATCATAGGTCTTCCTAATCTTACTCAGGGAACTATTGTTTCCACAGTAGATAACAACTTGCTGAAGCTGATAGACGAAATCGATAACCCAGCTACTATTTCAGATGTTCAAATTCATGACCGTATTTTAAGACTGTACGGAGAGTTTAATCTTGGCTACGACTATGCTATAAATCAGCTAGTGTATATGCATACTGCTGACGGCTCTAAAAATAGAGGTCTTAACAACAGAGAACAAAACGAACTCATCTATCCTAATGAAAGAGGATTAGTTGCTTAATTAAAATTACTAATATGGCAAAACAACAAAAACCAACTCCATCGGCTGAAACTCCAGCCGATGGGTTAATAGAAAACAAAGAAGATCTAACTTCTATAAAGAATGATCTTGAAGCTAGAGAAGCGAATGTAACCGCTAGAGAAAATACAATTGCTGAAAGGGAGAATAAAGTATCCACTAGGGAGAATGATCTCGAAGCTAGAGAAGCGAATATAACCGCTAGAGAAAATGCAATTGCTCAAAATCCAAAATCTGAAAAACCAAAACCAGGTGAAAAATTTGATTTTGGAGGTAGCACTTACCAATTTACAGAAGATGCTCCTTTAATTATTCGTATTGATGGAGTGCCAAGAACCCAAAAAGAAATTGCAGCAATTGAAGACCTCAAACTTCAACTTGTTGCTGGTAACTCAAGTTTAATCCAAAAAATATAGCTATGTCAAATTGCTTTGATAATACTCCGCATGAAAACCTAGAAAACTGCCCAAACGAAGATATATTCGCAGGTCTTACTACTAGGTTATATTATGTACCAACCGCTTTTGTGAAATCATTCGCAAAGCCTGTTCCTGGTACTGACTATGCCAGCCGTATCAAAATTGGCACAGGAGGTATAGTGCTTAATACTGGTAAAGCATGGAAGTTCATCGATATTCAAATCGATGAAAACGAACTCAAAATGAATCTTACAGGGAATGTTGGTAACAAAAAAACCAAAACGGAAATAGATTTCTTGATTCCTGGATTCAAAACGAAAACTTTGGGATTCATAGACACCTATAAAAACACACCGTGCATCTTCGCCATTAAAGATGCAGAAGGTAAATTGTTTGTTGTCGGCTCTAAAGATTTAGGAGCTTACATTGAAAGTGCTGATGCTACTTCTGGTAAGAAGATAGATGACAATAGTGGCGTAACAGCTAAAGTCGTGGCTAACTCGAAGCTATACTATTACGAAGGTGAAATTAGTTTAGAAGCTGCTGCGTAATGAATAAGAAGTGTTTTAAACTAACAAAGCCTATAGGCACTTTAATCGTTTCTTCGCTAGGTGACTATACTATTGAAGGCATACCATCTAATGCTTTAGAGCTTATAGAAAAAGGGTGTCTATGGCTAGAGTTTACTTCAGAAGCTGTAGAACCTCTAAGTAAACTCTCCAACGAGAGGCTTGATAATCTTAAAAAAATCAGAGAAAGTCAGCTGATTGATGATGCAGAGATTATCAATCAAGCCATACAGCTAAAAGCTAGTGAGAAGAAAAGCAGCAAGTCGTAAGTTTTAATCCATATCTAAAAAAAGCAGTAAGCCTTGCCTTGCTGCTTTTTTATATTCAATATGAATGCACAACAACATCAAGAACTTTTAAAGGAATTTTCGTCCAAAGGAGGCTCTCAAAAATTGGTAAAAAGTTTAGAGAAATTCTCTTTGCAGAATTACGCCAAGCTGAAGTATGAGTATGGCAAACTATCCCCAAAAAGTACCAATGATAAAGCTAAAACTCAAGATACAGACCAAGTAGAGGCTAAAGAACCTGCTAAAAAGTACACTCCTGGTAAAGATCCTAGAGTGTTTCATGATTTAATTGCAGATTATCCTGTACAGCTACACGCTACCTTTAGGAAACGCTGGCAGGTATGGATGGAAGCCTGTTCATGGAAAATGCAACTTAACGAAGTATCAGACCACGATGCTGAATCGGCTTTTGATGTTCAACTGAAAATCTACGAGTGTTTTAAAATATTTGACGAGTGCCAAAAGATACTGAAGCATTACCAAGAACACAAAAGAATAATGCCTACTGAAGTATCGGTTGATTTCTCAAAAATGTCCGAGCTGGAGATTTTTAAATACCAAAATAAACTCCGTGCCTCTATTACACGAAGAAGGCAAACAATTGAATCTCTTGAAAAGAATTTACCAAACAAAGAGAATAACAACTATGCAATTAGACTGCACAGCCTAAACCGAAAAAAAGAACAACTCCAAGAGAAAATAAATGAACTTTTAGAATGTGAAAAAATATTAAAAAATGAGTGAAATTTTAGCACCACTTGAGTGGTACACTGTAAAAAGAAAAGTCAGTGATCTTATTCCTTGTGATTTCAATCCTAGAAGCATTACTGATGAAGAAATGCTCAAGCTCCAAGAAAGTATAAATAAGTTTAACCTAGTGGAGATACCTGCTATTGATTATGATAATGTACTTTTAGCAGGACACCAGCGTATAGCAGCCCTTTTTATACTTGGGCGTGGTGAAGAGCTTATTGATGTTAGGTTTCCAAACCGAAAGCTGACAGAAGAGGAATTCAAAGAATATATGCTCCGTTCCAATATCCATAACGGAAAGTTTGATTGGAACAAAATAGAAGATTTTTTCCAAGAAATTGACCTAGAGGGCATCGGTATGGATATGGGCAGTTATGATGAATTTTTAAAGCAAAACGCCTATCTTCCTCCTGAAGTTGAAGGAGATTTTGATGCTACCATTCACGAGAACTACGAAAGTTGCGAAGGTGATATTTTTGAGTTGGTATCTGTAGATAAAGGAATTAAACACCGTTTCATGTGTGGTTCTTCTACCGAATCCGAAAATTGGGCAAAAATATTGGGTGATGAAAAAATAAATCTTCTCGTCACAGATCCACCTTATAATGTAGATTACCAAGGTGGTACAAAGGAGAAGTTGAAAATTAAAAATGATAAAATGTCTAACGACAATTTTTACCGTTTTTTATACGACTTCTTTGTGAACACTTATGTGTTTTCAGATCCTGGAGCTCCAGCTTATGTATTTTATTCAGATTCAGAAGCCATCAATTTCAGAAAATCAATGTTAGATGCAGGATATAAAATATCCTCTACTTTAGTTTGGGTTAAAAATTCCTTTGTTTTGGGGCGTTTGGATTATCATATGCAGCACGAGCCTATTATTTTTTGTGAAGAAACCCAATCTGAAGAAATAGAAACCCACCGCTCTCTGGTATATGGTTGGAATGCCGAAGCTGCTCATCCATGGTATTCCGATAGGAAACAAAGTTCTGTTCTAAGGTTTGATAAACCTTTACGAAATGCGGACCACCCAACCATGAAGCCTTTGGACTTAATTGGTTACCTTATTAAGAATTCAAGCAAACAAAAAGATATTGTTGCAGATGGATTCCTTGGTTCTGGTTCTACTTTAATCGCTGCGGAACAAAACTGGAGAAGTTGTCGTGGTTTTGAGTTAGATCCAAGATTTTCTGATGTCATCGTAAGGCGTTGGGTAGCTTATATGCGTGAGAATAATTTGGCATTTGAAGTGTATTTGAATGGAAATTTATTAACCGAGAATGACTTAGAAAGGTGGAAAAAATAAATATTTTAGACTTATAAAGGAAATAATTTACTGGAGAAAGCCATCTTTTATAGATGGCTTTTTTTTGTCCTTTGACTACTCTAATTCATACCGCAAATTTGCCGTATGGAATTGGTGAAGTTAAAAAAAAATAGCTCTTTTCTTAGAATAAAAGCCTCCTACCTGGATGAGGATTCCGTAGAACTAACGGAAAGCGAAAAGAACAAAAAAAAACGCTTAACTCATGCATGGGCTTTGTGTTTAAATAACAAATATTCAGCTCATCAAACCGTACATATTTTAATGCGAGATCACGGTGTTTCTAGAGCAACCGCTTACCGTGATTACAACTGGTCTATGCAAATATTCGGAGACCTAGACGCAACCCATTTAGCCGCAGAACGGCAGGTGCTAAAAGAAGCCTTTTGGAACGAATACCAACTCGCTAGAAAAGAAGGTAACGGAGAACTAGCGGTGAAGGCGTTAAAAGAATACAGAGCATTATTCAACTTTGATGCTGAAGAAAACCAAATAGATCCTAATAAAATACAAGCTCACGAGTACCATCTATCTATGCCTCGTTGGGTGTATAAAAAAATGGATGCGATGTTTTCTGGCGGTGTTGTTGATTTTAACAATCTTGAGGTTGAAGATGTTGAGTATAGAGAAGACACCAAATCAGAAGATGAAGATTATGAAGATGACCAAGGAGATTTCTAATATACTTAAACCTAGAAAAAAGCTAGAACTCAACCTCATGCAAATGACGGCTATTCTAGCCAATCAACGCTACGGTATTAAAAATGTAAACATTGAAGCTGGGCGTGGTTCTGGTAAATCTACTGTTATTGGGTGGTTTATCAAAGAAGCGGTAAGGCAAATGCCTCGCTCCACAGGTGTTGTTGTTGGAGAAACTTTTGTTCAAATAAAAACTAGAACCCTCCCATCTACTAAGGAAGGGTTAGAGATGTTTGGTCTTTTTGAGGGAATTGACTATATCGTTGGGAAGTGTGGTCAAAATTTAGGTTTTGAAATGCCTTTCCAACCTCCAGACTCCTGGACTAATGTTATTCATTTTCGTAATGGTAGTATTATCGTAATGGTATCACTAGATAACCCTAACTCTGGGCGTGGTTTGAACTCCTATTATGTTATTGGTGATGAAGCGGCTCTACTTACTTATGATCGTTTATTTAATAATGTTCTGACTACCAACCGAAGCATTAAGCCGCAATTTAAAAATAAAACAATGCTTAATGCTACGGTCTTTGTGTCATCTGTAGCAATGACGAAAAAAGGAGAATGGTTTACTGAGAGGGAAAATAAAGCTAAGAAAAAACCAAAAGAATATGCTTTCTTAAAGTTTAATTCTCTTGTAAATAAACATAACCTCACTCCTGGTTGGATAGAGCAAATGAGGGAAGAGTCTTTATCTGAGCTGCTATTTAATGCAGAGATTATGAACATACGACCAAGAGGTATTACTGATGGATTCTACGCTCAGCTGAATAGTGGTATGCACTATTATTCTTATAAGTATGATATTGACGCTCTAGGCAGTGTGACTGAAGACTACAAGCCCAGCTGTAAGTATGATACTGATTTAGTAAGAGGTGTACCGCTTCAGTTTAATTTGGACTTTGGCGGTCGTATCAATTGTGGCACAGTATCACAATACCTTAGTTCAATAAATGAAATTCGATTTATTAAAGAGTTCTTTGTAAAGAATCCTAAGAAGCTATCTGATTTGGTTCAGGAGTTTATTGATTATTACGAACCTCACAAGTCAAGCTACAATGTAGTTCATCTATACCATGACCGCTCTGGCTATAAACAGGAAGCTAACTCCAAAACTACTTTAGCCGAAGATGTGGAGAATCTGCTCCGTGCAGCAGGATGGAAGGTGATAAATAAAACACCAAATACTAATAACCCTCCACACATTGAGAAGTTCAGACTAATCAACGAAATACTCAGCGAACAAGATCATAAGTTACCAAGAGTAAGAATAAATGAAAACCAATGCCCTAACCTTATCATCTCTATGGAGAATGCTCCGCTTAAAGATTACGATGCGTTCAAGAAGGATAAGTCTTCAGAACGAAGTACAACTATTCCCCAGGAGCACGCCACACACTTCTCCGACACCTTTGACTATTGTCTATTCTGGCAGTTTGCTCACATCATAGATTATCAATATGCAAACTCATTTATAATTACCAATCTTCCATAATTTTTTTTGTCTTTTTCAACGGCTCTGCTATCGCAGAGCTTTTCTGTTTTTGGTCCATTCATATTTCGCAAAATTTTTAAAAGTGTAATTGTAGAATGGTATAAGGCGCGCGTGTCCCTATCCAGTAAACATTTTGAGAAAAAACGCCACATTTGAAATTTTTAAAAATTGATTTACAGTTATTTAATAAAAAAAATATGAGAATAACATTGGTTTTTGCTAGTTTTTTTTGGTGTCCTTTCCATTTTATGGGTGTATTTCAACCTTTGCACTATGGAAAATACAATATTTCTCACAAATGTTCTTTCAGATATGAAACGGCTGGATAGCTTAAAAAATCCAATCCCTTTCTCTATTAAAATGCGAACATTCAACTTGCAAAATAAGACAGGTGGGAATATTAAGTTTTATTCATCGGCTGTATTGCTTAATCCTCCAAAGCAAAAAGGTGCAAAAAGATTGGCAATGAATATAGATTTTAAAAACCCCAATCATTTTGCCAATAGGACTAGAAATATAAAGCTCCCAGACGGTCAAATTAAAAAAATCAATATTCTATTCATACAGGAATACAACGGCAAAAAAGTGGTTTACTAATGCAAAAAATAAATAACGATATTTATGTAGTAGGTGGGGTTAATTTACCCTCTGCGGCGATAAAGTTTACAGGTAAAGATAAAAACACGCCTAAACACTCAAGTCCTAAGCAGAAACCTAGCAGTTCTGACTCGGAAGATTGGTGCAAATGGGGTGATAATAATGACTATCCCAGAGAGCTAATGCAAAAAGTGAGTAAAGTGGGAGCTGCTGTTGGTGGTTTAGAAGTGCTTACATCTGCTCACTATGGAATAGGTATTCGTATCTTTGAGCTGTTTGAAACGGACGGTGATGCTAATTTCAAAGAAAAAATCCCATCTTCCATTCCAGAAATATACGATTTTTTTGACCGTACTAATTTTGATTTAATGCTTTCTGATATCATCTATGATTATGAAGCATTGGGTATTGCTTTTCCAGAATTTCTTTTAAGCCCCAATGGCGAAGAGGTCATCTCTGTTATGAGGCATCAAGCCTCCTACTGCCGTTTTGAAAAACCTAAAAACGGTGCAATTCAAAATGTAATTATAAACACCTCTTGGGGGGAAACTGAATTTGATAGCCGAGATAACATTAAAGTTCCGTGCTTTTCACAAAATTTAAGCATAGAAGAAATAAAACAATATTGCAAAGAAAAAGGCATCCGAAAATTCATTGTCCCAATTATCAATAGTCTTATTATTGAAAAAGTCTACCCTAGTGTTGGTTGGCATTCTTCATTCAAGTCGGGTTGGATGGATGTGGTAATAGCTGTACCAGAGCTAAAAAAAATGATGTTTTTAAACCAATTTAATTTTAAATATATCATACATATAGCAGATGATTACTTTATACATAGGTATGGCTTAGATGAATGGACAAATTTTTCATCTGAAAGAAGGGAGCAACTAAGAATTGAACTTATAAATGCCATAGATGAAAATCTGAAAGGAAGCAAAGGTTCTGGTAAGTCCATAATATCGCCTTATTTTAGAGATAAAAATACAGGCGAACTTATCAAAGGGATACAAATTGACGAAATAAAGCAAACACAGGCTAATGGGGAATTTTTACCAGATGCTTCAGCAGGAAACTCTGAAATATTATTCTCTATGGGAGTAGATCCTGCATTATTGGGTGCAGGAGTACCAGGTGGAAAGAATTTGAGTGGTTCTGGGTCTGATAAACGAGAAGCCTGGACCATCTTATGTGCAAGACTACCAAGAAAGCACATCAGAACCTTATATATCTTCCGCCTCATTCAGAAGTGGAACGGTTGGAATCCAGACCTTGTAGCTAAATTACCGAACATCAACTTAACCACTCTAGACAAAAATCCTAGCGGACAAAAAAAAATCACAAATTAATTTCAAAAATTGCACCTAAAAATGGAGAAGATAATTCCAGATAATATCATTCACGAATTGGTATCCCTACCTAAAAATTTTGACTTGGATTTAATAGACCAATCGGCAGGCTTTGAGTCAAAAATATTTCCCTTTATTTCTGAAAAACAATTTAAAAAATTAGAGACAGAGCATTCAGCTATCTATAAAAAAATAGCTAAGGCAGGCATTCTGTTTTCGTTGGTTATGGATATTCCTCGGATAAAAGTCCATCTATCCAATTACGGTATCAATCAGTACAACGATGGTAAGTCTAGGCAAGCCCCTTGGTGGGATATTAGAGATCTAGGACTATCTTGGTTAAAAAAAGCCAATGATAACCTCTATTCAGCGATAATAGATATCAATGAAGATGATAATTTAAGAGCTGATAATTTATTTTTTAATAATTCTTTCAAGCTAATAAGCATTTTTGATTTTCAAAAATTCTACAGTCTTAATAACTCTTTAGAGGTATATCTGTGGCTTGTCGGTCTTATGAATGAAATATTAGATGCCTTTTTAATGGAATTAGGGAGTTGCAATCTATCAGATTTGACTGCTGATGATTATTTTTTAAGTTTATTAAAAAAGTATATTCTTAACAAAACCATTAATGACTCTTTACCTGGAAATGGTGTGGTATTTCTCAGTACAGGTATGGCGGTTCAATATGAAGAGTTACCCTGGCAAAAATCTATGTTTTTAGGAGAAGTAGTTATTGCTGCAATGTCTAAAAAATATTTAAGAAGCTCTAATATGTATTTAGATATGCTCACGAACTATCTATTGAGCAATAAGGAAAAGTTCCCTTGTTATCAACCCATAGAAAAAACATTTAGAAGCAAAATAATAGCCAAAGATAGTGGTCTCTATCTATAATAATGTCCTTTAATACCCTCTATATCGAGGGTATTTTTGTGCTGTGAGTTTTGATTTTTTAATAGAAGATTTACCGTACTGCCCAACAGATAGAGCTGTGGGAGGTATAGCTACTAGGATTTGGTATGCTCCTGAATTTTTTTTCAATAAAATCCAGCTTCCTAACTCAAATACACCTCCTAATAAGGTAATAAAAACTAAAAATATCACACTAAACGAAGGGAAGCAGCTTGCGTTTATAGATGTTTTTCTTGAGCAAAATTCCCTAACCGAAAAACCTATCGGAGGGCTTAGAAAATGGAAGTCTGTATCTGAATTTTCAATATCTGTTTTGGAAATGAACGCTAGGAATTTAGGCTTTACTTCCAAAGTGAAGAATATCCCTTTAGTGTTTTTTATTCCAGATGCTAATGGGAGATTATGGGTAATGGGCAATAAACAGAATGCAGCTTATATGTCTTCTTATGAAGGTACAACAGGAAAGAAGTATGAGGATGATAGTTTAATTACTATGAGTTTTACTGCAAATGCACCTCTTTACCTCTATGAGGGTAGTATTTCAAGTATAGTAAAGGTAGGTGGTTTTACTCAAGGATTTTCCAAAGGATTTAGAATATAATATTATGAGCAAATTAGACGAAATATATGGGCTATTGCCTGATAATGATAACGCAGAAATTTCAGAAAAAGACTTAAGGGATTCTTTCTCAAAAACATTTGAAGGAATTGCTGCTAAAGTTAGTAAGCCTGAAAAAGATGGTATTTGGGTACTAAAAAAGCAATCTGATGTTATAGAGTGGGTAAACGCTAATGAATATACAAAAAATATCGCCAATTCCACTTTAGATACCACAGAGAAAGGTGGTGTTAATCAGATGTATGATTACAGATGGAATGTATCGCAGGATGTTGGTTTCTCAATGTATACAGGTGAGGGTTTAGGATTAGGTGTAAAAGATACCTCATTTAGATTAAGTAGCGGATATTTCAATGTTACCCAAGGGACAGGAAATGGAAGGACTGAATTAACAGTACAAAAAAAAGGTATAGAATTATCTTATAGTGCTAATCACGATAGTGATGATGATATATACGCTTCAATAGGTATAGAAAATGGTAAAATACATTTGATTGGTGTAACTGATTTAGTTCCAGAGAATATTTCTGATGTTAAACAATTAGTTGTGAATAGTAGAGGCGATGTATATTCTGCCAAATTTTCACAAGATACTTTACAAGATGTTGTAAACAGAGGTAATTATACTCCTAGAGATATACTATTTAGAAAAGAATCTAATGATATAAAAGAAATTAGATTTGGAACAGACATCTCTACAAGTTCACTCTATTTTGGTACTTTTAATAAGTCAAGCACAGGAAATTACAATGTAAGTTATGGTATTGGTGCGTTAGAGAATAATACTACAGGGGAAACAAATACAGCAATAGGAGGTTATGCATTGTATAGTAATACAGTAGGAAAACATAATACAGCAATAGGTACTTCAGCACTACAAAAATTAAATGATGAATCTACTGATGCTAATGATAATAGTTACAATCTAGCTATTGGGAGTAGCTCTGGATTTAGTCTAAAAAAAGGAGGTAGAAATACCTTTATAGGGCAAGCAACAGCCTATAATTTACCTAAATCTTATTCTAATACATTCATAGGGCAAGCAACAGCCTTTAGTCTTAAATCAGAAACTATTGATATAGATGATATCAAGTCTTTATCACCTGTAGTAGCTAAATCTGCATTTATGGCAAAAAATAATACAGGTAAGCAATATTTTGGTATAGACCCAAATGACCCAAATGATAATTATACATTGCACTCTGGAATGAACACATTTGTGGGAAATATTCTTACAAGCACTAATGGACCAGATAAGGCTATAATGTCTACCATCATAGGACAATCTCCTTATTGGAATTTATTGTACAGATGTTATAATAACCTTTTCATAGGTTCTGATAATTATTCTACTTATGGTAGAGTGCAATATCTTAACTCTGTTGTTATAGGAAATAATTTGGATTTTGGAGTAGGTTCTGGATTTAGAGACAATATATTATCCATACACAATGATAAGCATAATTTCACAAAAATAGATGATGGTTTAATAACAGGAAAGTTTGATGAAAGATGGCTAAAAATAAATGGACAACTCAAACTAGACCTTAATAGAACAGCCAGTGCAGATGGAGATACATTATTTAATAAAATAGTAATGGTGAAAGGTGATGGTACAGTTGGAATAAGAAGTGTAAATGATTTTGCAAGGATATTATCGGAAGATGTAAGTAGAATTGTTGCAGGTTCTGTTCAACAAATGGTATCTGGATTATTTGACTCTATCAACAGAATGGAAAGAACCATATATGACTTAGAACAAAGAATAGAACAATTAGAAAGTAATAACCCTTAAAATTTAAAAAAATGCAAAAAATAGCAATACAGACTAATAGAGATTTAATGTTTCCACCAATACACAAAGGCATTGTAACAATGGAAATAGACTTAATTCAAAACAAACCTACTGAAAATAAGTATGAACTAAGAATTATAGATACTTGTACTAAAGAGGTAGAAGAAGAGGTAAATGAGGTAGAACCAATAACTCAAGAAACTATTACTAAAAAAATAATGGTAATTAAAAGATTAGGTACTCCTGTAACAAGAATTAAAGTTTACACTTATGAAGAATTAGAACAATTATCAAAGTTACTTAGGTTAAATCTGGAAGATTTTGAGTCTTATACAGATTATATAAATGAGTTGTTTAGGAAAGGACTACTCATTATCACTCAAAAAGAGTGTCAAGAAGGTCAAGGTATGTATTTCTCTGAAGCACAAGATTGGGAAATTGTTAAAGACTAAAATTAAAAGTTATGAAAATACTTTTCCTACAAAAAATAAAAGGGGTCAAATGGTTTGAGAAACTTCCAAAATCTAAGGAATTTCCAAGGCATTACATAACCCTTATTGATTTGGAAATCCAGCTTTCAGATGGATATATACTAAAGATAGATAAGGGCTTTATTTGGGACGGTGCGAGTGTACCAAGTTGGCTACACTGGCTATTCCCACCCATTGACGAAGGAGCTTTAGCAGACCTTATCCACGACAAGTTATGGACAGAGAAACAACAGCAGTTTGAATATTTTGGATACAACATCTACAAAGCTCGGAAGTTTGCCGATGATGAGCGACTACTCTGGAGAAAAGCCCTCGCTCCAAAAAGGCGAGTTTTCAACTGGATAAGCCACAAGGTTATAAGATTATTAGGCGGTTTCTTCTATTCACAACAATTAAAAATACCAAAATAAATGATAGCAGAAATTTTAAAACAAAACTATGAGGGTCTATATACACAGCTTATACAAGTGTGCTTTATTTGGATAGCCGTATTACTTGCTATAATTGTAGACTTCTACTTTGGACTTAAAAAAGCCCAAGAAATGGGAGAGGCAACAACTTCTGAAGGCTACCGAAGAACGATAAACAAATTCGTCTATTATTATTCGATGATGTTCTTCGCACTAACTTTTGATTTTTTAGATGTAATAACCCCAACGATATTACCTTTTCCTCTATCGCTGACCCCTTTATTTTCTGTGTTTTGTGCTGTAGCCTTAATATTCACAGAAGCTAAGTCGGTTAGAGAAAAAGCCGAGGATAAAGTAAGGCGAAAAGCGGATAAAAGCTTTGCAGAATTACTAGAAATATTACAAAAACGAGAAGATGTAGTAAGTCAAATATTTGACCATTTAAAAAACCAAAAAAATAATGAAAACAATTCTACAACTAATTCTTAGTATTTTATTTTTAGCTTCTTGTGGTTCAGTTAGAAAAAATAAGCAGACGCAAGAAATGACACAATTTAAAACAGAGAATGATAGCTTATTTAATTCAGTCAGCAGTAAGTTATCTGAGGCATTAAATGAAAATAAAAGCCTCAAAGCAGAAAATACCTCATTCAGAAATGAGATTGAGAATTATCAATCTAAAATAAAAGTGATTCAAGAAAAAAGTCTCTCCGAAAGCTCCGAAGATTTGGTAATAGAAAATGCCAAAGGTATCGTAAAATTAACCGATAGGAATGGTAATATTTATGAGATTGGAGCAGATAACGGTACTAAGATATTAAGAACAACCACGGCAAAGCTGCAAAAGGAATTGTCGGAAAAAGTCAGCGAAATAAATAGCCTTAAATACACTATTGAAAAACAACGCAAGACTATAGAGGAATTAAATACAAAATCGGGCGAAGTTTTAAAGGAATATGATAAGTTGTATAAGTTTTCAAAAATACAAGAAGAAATCATAAATGAAACAGATGAGTCTTCAAAAACAGACCGAAAAAATATACCTCTATGGCTTTATGGGCTTATTGGTGTTTCAATAATCCTTATTTGGGAATTTTCAAAATACGCTATTAAATCTAGGTTAAAAATATTTTAAAATGATACTTACCAACTACAAAACATTTCCCATAGCAGGACATCACAATTCAGATCCTGGAGCAGTTTACAATGGACAAAAAGAAGCCGATTTGACAAAGGAAGCTAGGAATTTGTTTGTCAAGTATTTCCCAAACGGGAAGAATGAGCTGATATTAGACAGAGATAACGAAACTAATACACAGCTTCAAAGAAGAATTAAACCTGGAGCAGGTTCTGTCTTGTTAGATATACATTTCAACGCTGGACCTATAACGGTAACAGGAACTGAATCTTTCGTAAATAGGAGGGATTTTTTAAACAAAAATTCTATGAGTTACCGAATGGCTGACGAAATCAGTAAAGCCACATCGGAAATTTTAGGTGTTCCAAATAGAGGCGTGAAGTGTGAGAGTACAACACGACACGGAAGATTGGGAATATTGAACTTAGGAGCAGGTTGCTCTGTGCTTTGGGAGGTTTGTTTTATTTCAAACCCAAATGATATGGAACAATGGGATTTAAAGAAAGAAATTCTTATGAAGAAAATAGCAGAAATTGCTGCTAAATATGATGATATGAGATAATAAACCACCCTAGCGGTGGTTTTTGTCGTATAGAATAATTTTGGAATATTTTTTAAGAATTTGTTTAATTTCTATCTAATAACAAAAAACTAATTCTGTTGCAGCAGAATTAGTTTAAATCCTTGACTTTTCGGCTTCGTCAATAAAAAAAATTTAATTTATGAGAAAAAATTTATTATTAAATTAAATAATGTAGAACAAAGTTACAATAATAGTTGCTTTGCAGCAAGTTTTTTTAATTATCATTATTTTAAAGTTGTTAAATCTCCTAGGCTGAACATCCCACACAAGATTTTGTCTGATTCTCCTGTGAAAATTCAGAAGAAGATTATCAAGGAAAGAAGATTTATAAATTAAGTAAAAGAAAATAAAAAAGGTCAAGAAGTAATACTTATCTGACAAAAAATGGAAGAAAAATATTGTTAAAAATATTCAAAAAAGCGAATTATTAAAACAATTTGTTTTATTTTTGCAAAACAAAGTAGGATAGCAGACACATCTTCTAGATAGCTGATTATCTCTTTGGAGCTATATAAGAAGTCACGGCACCCTGAGAAAGTTACGGACTTCTTTTTTTTGTTCTTAATTTCTTTATTGCTCTTTTGATTGTGCAGCACTCATAGAGTTGTTGCCTTTTTCTTAAAAAGCTATTTTCGCAAATCTAAAATTTTTTGCAGGTCTTCAAAAGATTTTATCTTATGAATAATGCCTTTGTATTCCACAAAGCCCATTATACCGCCTCCATTTCCTCCAAATAGTTCAGCCAAAGAAACATTTAAAATTTCTGCTATTTTTTTTAGAGTTGATAAAGAGGGATTTCCTTTTTCGGATAGGGCAATAGACAGCCCAGTCTCTGACATTCCGATACTCTCGGCGAGTTCCTTTGCCGTCATTCCTTTATCTTTCAGAATCTGCTTTACTATCATTTAACTTTACTTTAATTTTTTTCTATCGTACAAATTTAACTATTTTTTAATAAAATTAAATTTAATAAACTGCCATTATAAAATTTAACATTTTTTAACACTCTTTACTTGTATGATAATTTAAATATATTTATATTTTCACTGTAAAAATTAAAATAAAATTTAATTATTATGAAGTAACGAAATAGGTTTTTATCCGTTTTTTCAAACTTTATTTTACAAAAAACGGCAGTTTTTTATTCGGATTTTAAATTGAAAAAAAAGCACACTTGTGTAAAAATCCGAAATCAATCATCGGAGTTCTTCCCTATAGGTTCTCTCTGATGATAAATTTACTCGACTAGATCCAAAAGAACTATAGGAATGCCTTATAAAGGAAACCTCCCGATGTATAGGTTAATCGGTTTTTAAAAATACTACGCAACATGGGAAGATTAAATATTGAAAGATTCAAATTTGATAAAGATTATTCTTTTGATAATTTTTTCATTGAAAGTAAGGCTACTTTCAAGGTTTGCAAAAAGCCTAAAAGAAAGCCTGACTATGTATCCTACAAAAGAGATTTCTATAAAGATAAAGTAGAATTTCCTTTTATATTCAAAGAGTTGTTTTATGAGATTGACTTCCACAAAGAAGGAGATGAAAACAAAGTGAAAAAAATTCTTTCAAAAATTCAAGAAGGAGAAGATTTCCCTCGTTCTAATAAAAAATTTTACATTAAGACAGATAGCGAACACTTTATCTATGAAGATGTTCTATTGTCTGACATAAGAGAGCGAGGTATTGAAAGGTGTCTTTCAAACATTGAAAAAATACAACATGACTTTTATAGACAAAGAGCATATTCTTTTACCTTAAAGATTAAGGTAAAATCAGAAATATCGTCCCGCTATTGGTATGGCGAAGACTCTAAGGGGCAGTATGTCATTAGAGAGTCAGACCATTGGGGGCAAGTTGCATCGTGCGTATGGCATCGCACGATGGATTATAAATTTAAAGGAAAAGAAAGTTTTGTTTGTGCAAAGTCGTACATAAATATAAAAAAAGCCACCTCGTAAGGTGGCAACGATTGGTTTTCTGCTCAAATAATTGTGGCAGGGATACCAACTTAAACACTTTTTGTGCTTAATGAAGTACAAAGATAAAAAAAATATCAAAGCAGCGAAATAGTCATCGCTGCTTTTTCTTGTCCTTTTTCTCGCAAAAAGGTGGGCATAACTTTGCATAAAAAAATTATGAAAGTGGTTGTGCCTAGCTCTTGGTCTGAATTATCAGACTTTCAGCAAAGGGAAATAATAAACATTATAAATGGGGTTAAAAGTAAGAATTTCACAGAGGCTTACATTAAAATAATCCAAACTCGTTGTGCATTTTAAATAATACTGATTTTTAGATGATTTAATTTTCTTTGGAAGATAAATTTATTGATATATTGAATAACCGTTGCGGCGGTTATTTTACTGATTATCCTTGTTTTAAAGCCTTCAAAAGTTTTAGCATTGTTTCTTTTAATCATAAATTGGTCGCAAAGTTGAGAGAAAAATGTCTCAATTCGTTTTCGCTTTTTCTTGTACAATGAAAATTGAGGAATATAATCTTTCTGATTACTTCTCATTGGTGTATCTAATTTAATATTAGCATAGTTAAATAAATCTATTTGAACTTTTGCTGATAAATAGCCTCTATCTCCAATTAAAGTACAGTTTCGCATTTGCTCACCAATATCTTTTAAATAGTGGATGTCGTGAACGGATGCAGGGCTTATATCAAAATTCTTAATCACACCATTTAAAGAACATACTGCGTGTAGTTTATAGCCATAGAAATATAATTTCTGTGAAGCACAATAACCATATGTTGGTGAAGAATAGGATTGCTCTTTACAAATTTTTGAACGAGTAGAACGAGCATTTTCACAAACTTTCATTGGCATGCTATCAACGATAAAAATATCTTCAAACTCATTGAACTCCATCGAAATACGCTGTCTAATTTGCTCTGTTTGTAGGGATAGTCTTCGTTTTCGCTTATTGTAAACACTTCTTTCAATTTTGTTTATCAGAGAGTTTGGCAATTTTCTAAAGAACTGTAATTCGCTATCAATACTCAAGTATTCAGCAGTAATATTAAGACTTATGACTTCTAAATCGCTCATTTTAGGTGTTCTTCTCTGATAACTAATCAGTTGATTTTCTGAAAAAAGTCCTAAAACTTCCAAAATTCTTTCATATATTTGCTCTATGTTGTTCATTTATATCGTTTTATAGCAAAAACAATATACTGATTTTCAGTCTAATAAACAACTCTTGTTTTTTTCATTTCATAATGCACAACGGGTAATCCAAATTTTATTATGCAAAAACAATAGCTTTTGGAGCTATTTAAGAATGAGGTGGATTCTACTCCACTACCCTATCTCTGCATTTGATGAAGCAACTCAGTTTATCTTTGATAAGCCCAATATTTATAGTTTCCCAAAAATTAAAGGTCTTGTAGAACCTGCCACTAGATTGGGAGATATTACCATAGAGCAATTCTCCATTTGTGATACCTTACTCCATAGGTATTCAGATAAAAAAGAAGAAAAAATCCTAAGACAACTAGTAGCCTGTTTGTATCGGTTTAAAACGGGGTTCAGTAAACTAAGATTAAATGAAATTGCGGATATAACAGACAAAATCTCACTAAAAGAAGCCCAGAGAATTGTTTTTATATTTTCAGCCGTGCGAATGTATATAACGGATACTTACCCCGATATATTCCCAAAGAAAGCCAAAGAACAAGACCCTCTGAAACCTGTATTTAGAACTAAAGAACCCTATACACCTTTCTCCCAGGTTGTGGTAATGATGGCGGCTGATGAACTTAGATTATTAGGTAATCTCAAAGATTGCCAATCTACGCTTATTTACGACTTTCTTAATGCTTTTAGAGAATCCAAACGAATACATAAACTAAAACAAGATGCACAAAAGTAACTCTTATCTCAAGCTAAAAAAATACTTCCAGAACCTGGTGGAGCAGTCTAATTTCTTAAACGATTTTTCTGGTTATTTCAGCCGTGAGCTGCATAATAAAGAGCAAAGTTCTAAAGGTTTAAAATCGCCCTGCTTAGCCCTGTTTGGTTACAGCTTAGGTATAGAAGGAGAAGCAATGGCATCTACCGCTGTACGAAGAGTGAGCTTTGGTATCCTCTACAACAATGTACCTCCAGATGATTACGAAAAACAGTACGAGCGGATAGACCAAGCCGAAGAACTTGCCCTTAGAGTAGTTGCTCGTATCAAGCTAGATAGTAATACAAACGGACACCTGCTCTACAATTCCCTAATTAAAAACTCTGTAGAAGTTAGACCTATTGAGCTGGAGGGCGTTGGTATTTTTGGAGCAGAAGTGTCTTTCAATCTAAAGAACCCACAGCATCTTAAAGTGTCCACAGACGATTGGAAAGACCTAGATAAAATTTGCTAAAAAAATATAACAAAAATGTTATAAAAAACTTGCATATAACAAAAATGTTATATATATTTGCAGTATGAAATCAAGTTCATTAATCAAGATGATTGAAGCAGATGGTTGGTATCTTGTAAGAGTTAAAGGTAGTCATCATCACTTCAAACATCCAGTCAAAAAAGGATTAGTTACGATTCCGCATCCTGAAAAGGATACACCAATCAAAACTGTAAAATCCATTTTGAAACAGGCAGGGCTTAAATAGCCCTCCTGTTAATGAACTTAATTATAACATTAAATTATTATGGCTAAAGAAATTATTGTTTTTGTAGAAAAACACGAAGATGGCTACTGGGGAACTTCTCAAAATTACGAAGGGGTTGTCAGTTCTTTTGGGTCTTCTTTTGAAGAATTAAAAGCTAATTTTGAAGAGGCTTTTGCTGATAATTTAGAATTAGCTAAAGAACTTGGAGAAGACTATGCAGATAATTATTCAGATATAGTATTTCTTTATCAGATGGACTTATCTTCTATGTTTAACCTTGTTAAGGAGATTAAAATTTCTGCTATTGCTAAAAAAGCAGGGATAAATGAGTCTTTAGCAAGACAATACAAAACAGGTTTAGCAGCCGCATCTGTAGAGCAAGCTATGAAAATTCAAAATGCCATTCATAGCTTAGGGCAAGAGCTATTATCTATAAGAATATAAAAGATACTTGATTTCAGATAAATGGCTATACAGCCGTTTCCCCCACCATTTTGGTGGGGTTTTTATTTTTTCTTTATCTTTACCACGAGGAAAAAATAAATTGTTTATGAACTTTATTTCTATTGACTTTGAGACTGCTAATACTCATCGCTACAGTCCGTGTTCTCTAGGATTATGCATTGTGAAAGACTCTTATATCATTGACAGAAAGGAATGGTTAATACAACCTCCAAGAAACCATTATAACCCTCGGAATATTGAAATACACGGAATAACGCCAGAAATGACAGCTAACCAACCAGAATTTCATGAGCTTTGGCAAGAGATTAAACCATACATTCACAACCAAACAATATTAGCTCATAATGGGAATAATATTGATAAGAATATACTTCCAAAAACGCTAGAGTATTACGATATTCCATATTCTGAAGACGACTTTTTGATAGTAGATACCTTACAACTCTCCAAGCGATTATTCCACAATTTGAAAAGCTACACACTAAAAGACATTTGCGATTTTCTTTCTATTCCTTTTGATGAAACACACTATCATAATTCTCTATATGATGCCACAAAAACTGCTGAGTTAGGAATAAAGCTAAACAAATATTTTGCGTTATTGCCTGATTTTTCTATTGATTATAATTTTTCGAAAACAAAAATCAAAGCTAAGCCTACAAAAAATATACTCCTTTCTGATATTATTGCAAATAAGGAAGTAAGGTCCATTTCATCAGAATTGATAAACCCAAAAACTGATATAGAAGATACCTCCCATTTCTTCTACTCTAAAAAAGTAGTGATCACAGGAACTTTTGAAAGGTTTCCACTTAGAGATGAGCTGGCGAAATTGCTTTATGATGTAGGAGCAGATATCAATCGTGGTATTTCTAGCAAGACAGACTATGTCATTGTTGGTGCAAATGCAGGATGGAAAAAACTTGAACAAATAGAAAAATTAGGTATTGAAATCATTGATGAAAATAAATTTATAGAACTATTTAATTTGTAATTATGGCTAAAAGAGTAAACTTTCCAAAACCTCTATATTTATCTCCAGAAGTGATAAATCTATTTATTAAAAACCCGTTGTGCATTATGAAATGAAAAAAACAAGAGTTGTTTATTAGACTGAAAATCAGTATATTGTTTTTGCTATAAAACGATATAAATGAACAACTCTTGTTTTTTTCATTTCATAATGCACAACGGGTTTTAATAATGAGCTTTTACTAAACTTAATGCAACAAGTACCTGAAAACAAACTATTTTAAAATATTTCTAATAAAATATTTTTATAGTATTAAATTATTTTTATACATTTGCAGTGCAACATTAAACAATCAGATTAATCTGAATTACTTTTTTCGTACATAAATTACGCCTCGTGCGTGTAGGTTTTCAATCTTCTGATTGTTTGGTGTTGCAGCCCCTACACAATCGGGGTGTTTCTTTTGAAACATTTTTAAAATAGATATAAAATGCAACATCAAACAAAAACCGCTAAAAACAGAAGATGGAGTAAGTTTTTAGCAAAACGCAGACTAGAAAAAACACAGTTTTTCATCAAGCAATTTCCAAAAAATTTTGATTTTATCAAGGAGAACAAAGGTTGCCTAAACGCAGAGCGATTGGAGACGGGGGCCTATAAAGTAACCTTTCAATCCAAAGCAACCAACCGCACCGCTTTTGCCTATGGTAGCTCTTTTGAGCAAGCCTATTACAATATGATAAGAATATTTAATCTAAAATATTCTTTGTAATATGGAAACTTTCGGACACGAACTCGCCATGCAGCTCATGGCGATGTTTGAACGCTCTAAGAGTGATAAAAGATACATCAGCCGTATTTTAGATGCCAAGAACCAAATTTTAGATGGTGGTCCTGTATTTGAAAAAGACACGGAAATCATCTCCAGATGGTTAGACGATGTTATAAAAATTACCCAAATATGTATCACGAATTCACAAGAATTTGGTAAATTTATATTTCTACAAACAAATGACGATGTATATATAAATAGTGAAGAAAGTCTTGAGCTATCAGCACAGGAGATAAAAGTTAAAAAACTCATTTCTGAAGCAGAAAAAATCTCTAAAAAGTAAAAAGCTATGGAAGATTATAAAGAAATCATGAAAGAGCTTTTGCTCCGATTTTATTCGCCTATAGGTGTTGGTGGAGGCAATAAAATACATAAAAGCACACAAGAGTTGCTTTCTATGTTTAGAGGGGTTATACCCTCAACGCCTATTACAGAACACGATGTATTTGAGGTAATGAAAGATTGCTCATTTGAAATAGAGCATAAAATATTAACTCAAGAAGTCTGCATCTACGAAGGTGATGAGGAAAAGGGAATTCCAGCAGAATATGACAAAGTAGAAGTAGGCAGGGTACTCCTTTGGGTACTCTATGAAGTATAAAACACCAGGTGTCCTTTCTTGCGAGGGACACCTGTTTTATTTTTGGGTTATGGAATATAGAGAAGAATTACAAATTGCAAAGAAAGCTGAACAAATGCTTACATCTGCCCTACGCAATAGGACTAAATCGTTCAAGGAACACTACAATAGAAAGGAAGATGCCGCATCCTTAAAAGATGCCGAAGCTAAGGCTAAAATAAAACGCTACGGTAAATTTAAAGATGGTAACCAAAAGATTTTTATGCGTTCCTTAGCGATAAAAATGGCTAAGCACGGTTTCGCACAACATTATGGCGTGGATACCGTAAGGCAAGGAGCAGAGAGAAAGCGAACCAAGCCCAATAATATATCCTACTTTTATAAAGAACATAATTTCAAAATGGAAGCTAGACCGTTTATAGACACTGCAATTGAGGATAGTGGTGTAATTCCGTTCGTGATGGAAAATGTTTCAAAACTACGAGCTCAGAGATTTGCAGAAGAACTTATTTTTCCTTTAAAACAATTTTCAAAGTAGTTTAAATTTAATTATATTTGACTTATGAAATTACTATCTACTACCCGTTGTGCATTATGAAATGAAAAAAACAAGAGTTGTTTATTAGACTGAAAATCAGTATATTGTTTTTGCTATAAAACGATATAAATGAACAACTTAGAGCAAATATATGAAAGAATTTTGGAAGTTTTAGGACTTTTTTCAGAAAATCAACTGATTAGTTATCAGAGAAGAACACCTAAAATGAGCGATTTAGAAGTCATAAGTCTTAATATTACTGCTGAATACTTGAGTATTGATAGCGAATTACAGTTATTTAGAAAATTGCCAAACTCTCTGATAAACAAAATTGAAAGAAGTGTTTACAATAAGCGAAAACGAAGACTATCCCTACAAACAGAGCAAATTAGACAGCGTATTTCGATGGAGTTCAATGAGTTTGAAGATATTTTTATCGTTGATAGCATGCCAATGAAAGTTTGTGAAAACGCTCGTTCTACTCGTTCAAAAATTTGTAAAGAGCAATCCTATTCTTCACCAACATATGGTTATTGTGCTTCACAGAAATTATATTTCTATGGCTATAAACTACACGCAGTATGTTCTTTAAATGGTGTGATTAAGAATTTTGATATAAGCCCTGCATCCGTTCACGACATCCACTATTTAAAAGATAGTGGTGAGCAAATGCGAAACTGTACTTTAATTGGAGATAGAGGCTATTTATCAGCAAAAGTTCAAATAGATTTATTTAACTATGCTAATATTAAATTAGATACACCAATGAGAAGTAATCAGAAAGATTATATTCCTCAATTTTCATTGTACAAGAAAAAGCGAAAACGAATTGAGACATTTTTCTCTCAACTTTGCGACCAATTTATGATTAAAAGAAACTATGCTAAAACTTTTGAAGGCTTTAAAACAAGGATAATCAGTAAAATAACCGCCGCAACGGTTATTCAATATATCAATAAATTTATCTTCCAAAGAAAATTAAATCATCTAAAAATCAGTATTATTTAAAATGCACAACGAGTTATCTACTATCATTATTCTCATCTTCGTATTAGGTATATGTATATTTTACATTTTTCCTATTGTTAGCCTAATTAAAGGTGGTCCTCTTGGTGATAGTCTTCTTATCATCATTATTTTAATTGGGCTTTACATCATAACAAAGGCTCTGCGAAAACGCTAATGAAAATATTTTTTAGATTTTCTTTCGGTTATAGCTTATTGCTGTAACCGTTTTTTTATGTCCTTTATTTTCCTGTAGCTACATTCCATTTTTGTAAAAAAAAATTAGAATGGCTAAGGAAATATCCAGCACTATTGTTTTAAAGGTAAATGGTAAAGAGGTTGATAATTCTTTTAATGGACTTCGTTCTACCGTTTCCAAGTTTGAGCGTGAACTTAAAAAACTCACTCCTGGTACAAAAGAATTTATACAAAAAGCCGCTGAGCTGAAAGAAGCTCGTGCCGAATTTGAAAAAGTCAAAAATGAAATAACGGCGGTTAATAATAAACTTTCTCACGGCTCTGGAGTTCTTGGCTTCTTCAGAAAAAACATTTTAGAAGTAGGAACTACCTTTAGGCAGGTATTCACAGCCAATATTGCAGCTAACTTCTTTGACAACATTATAAGTAAATCCAAATACACAGTAGATGAACTACTAAATATAGCCGATGCAATGTCTGATGTTCAGAAAACTACAGGCATGGCTCTGGGAGAGGTAAAGCAGCTTTGGGACGAATTTGATAAAATGGATACCAGAACCTCAAAGCTCGACCGCCTGAAAATTGCTGAAGTAGGTGGGCGTTTAGGTGTCCCAAAAGAAGAAATGGCTTCTTTTGTACAAGAAATAGACAAAGCCTATGTTGCTCTTGGAGATAGTTTCCAGGAAGGTTTGGAGAATGTAGTAGATTCTTTAGGTAAAATAAAAGGATTATTCAACGAAACCAAAGGCAAATCTTATGCAGAAGCCATCAATGAGGTAGGCTCTGCTCTTAACGAGTTAGCTGCTAATGGTACAGCAAGTGAGGGGAATATCTCAGACTTTGCTTTAAGAGTTGGGGCTTTACCAGATGCAATAAAACCCTCTATTGATAAAGTTCTAGGTTTAGGTGCTGGGTTTGAAGAAGCTGGCATTGATGCACAAATAGCATCATCTGGGTTTACCAACTTTATGAAAGTAGCTGGAGAAGGACTTTCTAACTTCGCTTATTCTATGAATATGAGTGTAGCTGAAGCTCAAAAGCTATTCAACGAGAAACCAGAAGAATTCTTTTTAAGATTTGCTGAAGGAATGAAAGGGCTTCCTGCTGATGAGACTATTAAAATATTTGAGAGCCTTAAACTTAACTCTTTAGAAGTACAAAAAGCAGTAGGAGCTGCTGCCAACCGAACTGATGAATTCAGAGAAGCCATGAAGCGTTCTAGCTCTGCTATGGCAGAGGCGACCTCCTTAAGTGCAGAGTTTAACACTAAAAACAACAACGCTCCTGCCATTATAGAAAAACTAAAAAATGCTTGGAATGATCTATTTACCAAAACCAATATACTCAATTGGTTTGAATGGTTGATACAAGCTATTGGTTGGCTTACTGGAGTTACCTCTGAAGCTGGTGATGGCGTGAAAATATTTAAAGAAAGATTAGTATTTTTAGGACAGGTTATCACTGTAGCAACTACATCATTGCTTAGTTATAATTTAGCCATTAAACTCGCTGCATTATCCACCAAAGATGCCACTAAGCAAACCTTACTTAATATTGTTGCTGAAAAAGCCTCTACGGCAGCTAAAACCATAGCAAAAGGAGTAACTTTACTATACGCATATGCAAAATTTAAATTAGAAGGTAATACAAAAAAAGCGACTCAAGCTCTACGAATATTTAATGCGGTTACTAAGTTGAACCCTCTAGGCTTATTGATAGGAGTTATAACCATGGCTATTTCTTCCTTAATAATATTTCAAGATGAACTTTCTGATACTACAGAAGAGGTGAAGAAACTATCTGTGGCTACTAGATTACAAGGGGATATTCAAAAACAAATCGCAAAGGAAGAAGCCTCTTCATTGAATGAATTGAGACGAAAAACAGAGCTTTATATTGCTATTATTAAGGATAAAAATTCGTCCCTTGAAGCAAGAAAAAGAGCTTATGAAAAACTCATAGAAATAGCTCCAACATTTGAGGGAACTTTGGATTCTGAATTTAGAGCTACTAATAAGTTAGCATTGGCTTACGATAATTTAATCACAAAATTAAAAGAAGCCTCTACTGCAAGAGCATACCAAAAATTACTAGATAAGGCAGCAGAAGATAAATTGAATGCTGAAAATGAGAAAATAGATGCGGAATTTGCAGCTAAAGCAGAGAAATTAGAAAATGCTAAAAAAAGAGCAAGAAATGATAAAAGAGCACAAGAAACGAAAGATAGAATAAAACTCATGCATGGAGCAGACAAATATGATAGAATGGGGCAGGGAGTTTTAGAGAATATGCATTATGAACAGGAATCTAATGAAAAGGAAATGACACTCATAAATGCAAATAAAAAGTATAAAAATGCGATAGAATATGAAAACAAGTTAATAAAACGAATATCTGCTGACCCTAAGTTAGCCTCTCTTGTTCTCAATAAGGGGAATGTAGATAAAGGGAATCCTTTTGGTGGCAACCAAATAGTTCCTGATGCTCCTAAAAAAACTAAAAATAGACCTGCAAAAAATACTGAAGCTGATAAATTAAAAGAAGCAAAGAAAGACTTAGAAGATTCACAGAAAGCCCACTCCGATGCCTATAATAAGCTATTGGAAATGGCTTCGGACTATTATTTAGAAAGACAAAAACTCGCAGAAAAAAGCCTAGAGGCAGAATTAGCTATTCTAGATGCAGAACGCTCTAAGGAACTTAACAGCCAAAGGAAATACCAAGACGATATTCTAAAAACCATAGAGGACTTAGAAGAAAAGAAGAAAAATGCCAAATCTCCAGAAGCTGCTAAAAATTACGAAAAGGCTTTAGAAAAAGAGCGGAGCTTACTTGCTCTGCACGATAAAATCGTAGAAACTTCAGAAGAAGCCCACGGTCATAAAGTCAGCGAGATAAAGGAGAAATGGATCACTAAGAGGCTTTCTGATTTTTTTGAGTCCGAAAGGCTTCGAATAGATAAAGAGAGAGCTTCAGATGACGAAGCTATCCAAAAAATCTCAACTATGGAAGAGGCAAAATTGGCTCTTTCAAAAATGACTCATCTAAAACTTACCCAACAAGAACTTCTACAAATCAAAACTTTAGAAGATGCTAAGAAAGCTCTTAGGGAAGATGCAGATAGAAAAGTGTTAGAAAGTCAACTAGCATCTTTAGATATTCAAAAGAAACTCCTGGAGGAATCATTAAAAGGGCTTACAGGAGAGGCTGCCGAAAAACTAAAAAAAGATCTAGATGAGCTTAATATAAGGATAACTCAAGTTAAAGGGGCTATTCAAGGTAACAAAGAAAATGATGAACACAGAGCTTCACAAGAAAGAAGACAGCAATTATCCCAAGTAGACCTGTTAGGTTTTTCTGCAGACCAATGGTCTGAGATGTTTGACAACCTAAATACTACAGAGGGTAAAATAAAAGCCGTTACTATGGCTACTCAAGCCCTAGGTAATGCAGCTAATATGTTTGCTAGACTCCAAAATAATCTCAATGAGAGAGAGATGCGGAGTTTTACCAAAAATCAAGATAAAAAACGAAAAGCACTTTTAGTACAGCTTAATCAAGGGCTTATTTCTCAAGAAGAATATCATAAAGGAATAGAGGCTTTAGACACTGAAACTGCTAATAAAAAAGCGGAAATCGCCCATAAGATAGCCAAAGTACAAAAAGCGGTGGATATTATGGGAGCTATTTCTGGAACTGCCGTAGCGGTAGTTAATGCCTTAGGTTCAAAGCCATTTACTCCAGCAAATATTGCTTTAGCTAGTATTGTTGGTGCTTTGGGAGCTGTACAAATAGCAACCATAGCATCTGCTCCATTACCAGAAAAAGAAAGTTTTGCTAAAGGCGGCTATACTGGTCCAGGCTATGGTTCTCCAGATAAAACAGGGAAACGCCCTGCGGGTATAGTCCACGGTAATGAATATGTAACGCCAGATTGGATGCTAGAGAATCCTGTGATTGCAGACACGGTAGAATGGATGGAAGCAATAAGGACAGGGCGTATTGCTCTACCAAAAGGCTATGCTGATGGCGGTTTCGTGACCGAAACTACCAATCCCAACGGCGATGATAAAACAAAAGTAATCTATAACCAAAATACAGATCCTCAGCTTATTGCTGTTTTGGCTCAGCTTAAGGAAACGATATCAGATATAAAAGAAGATGGTGTTGAAGCCTACATTGTAGAAAATGCCGAGAATGGCAGAAAGCTCCAAAAAATGATAAAACAATTTGAAAAAATAGAAAACAAAAATGCAAGAAGAACAAAATTATAACGCATTTCAAGAATTAAACATTTTTGAAAATACCGAAATAAATAAAGTCTGCGATGCTTTATTTACTAAAGTTAAGCAGCTTACAAATGAGGATTTATCTATTTGTGGATCTATGGCTAAAGTATTTGATGGTACTTTACCAGAAGATTATCAGCCAAAAGATTTAGATTTAGTGATAAGTAAGTGGGGCTTTAGATTGTTAACTTCTAATTTAGAAGAATTGGAAGGCGTACTGATGATAGAGAAGTTACCTGGTAGAATTATACTCTATCTGAAAGCCTACTTATGCATTGAAATTTGGATGGAGTCTTCAAAATTTAATTTTACACCTAAATTTTATAAAAATAAGTTAAAATACACCTCTTATGGCGACTAGATTTAAAACAGAAAAAGTATGTGTCAGATGGTATACCACAGAGTATGGTCGTACTGAATGTCTTGAGGAACAGGATAAAGACTTTCCCATCCAAGAGTGGTTTGTTTATCCTAACAACATTAACTTGCCTCCTTATAAACAAGGAGCTGAAATTCCTACAGGACACCGTATTGCCGTTCATTTTCCAGAACTTGATTTATGGAATGAATGCCCTTATGATGATGTTAAGTTTAAGATAAGAGGGGAATATTCTGGTACTTCAGTGGAATGGCTGAATTTTTCTATCATTGGTGATTCCCCTACCCTTGATACTGATGGAGTATTCTCTCCCAATAATCTATCAAGTGCAAACATAGGTGTTTCATTTAAAAACTTCCGCCAACTTCCTGTTGGTACTTACTCAGCTTCTATTTATTTAGAGGCGTTTGGAATAGATAATTCTGGAGAGCATTATATTGAACATTACCAACCTCCTATACAAGTTTCCTTAGAAGTACAAGAAGGAGATGGAGAAGTGCCGCCTACTGATAATGACACTAGATACCTTACTTATAACAAAAGCACCAAAGAGCTATCTGGAGATACTATAATAGATACAGCTACTTTTTTTGATGATATACAAATAGAGCCTTGGCTTTCAGCCAATCGTTCTGGAGATAAACAAATTACTTTATCTGCCAATGATATTACAAATTCTTTAAATATAGGAACTTATAAAGGCTTACTAATAGTACGAGATAGAGGATTCTTTTCTATTAAAAGATTCTCCTATCCTATTGAACTCAAGGTTATAGAAAATCGCAGCTTTGATTTTGAAGTAACTCCTGATGTTTTCAACTTTATTGTGGCTAAAAATAACAATGAGGTCAAGACAGGTATATCATCAATTAGTAATCCCAACCAACTCCCCATAGAAATTCCTCTTAAACCTCAGTTTATAGAAACGGCTAATATAGAAAATGGCAACTTAGTTTTTACCACTAAAAACTCACAACAATTACAAGTAGGGAATTATTCTGGAGATATAGTTCTTCAGTCTGGAGATATCATCAAAAAAATAAGAGTTTACCTGCGTGTTGCAGAAGGTATCAAAAGTGATTTTAATGGTAAACCTTACTATTTTGCTTTAGATAAACATAAAGTAACCCTAACTAAAACCAATCCTAGAGCATCTTATACTAAAGTTAGGTTAGATATGCATTACAGAGCTTACGGCGAAGAGTATAGAGAGAGTCAAGAATATTCTTATACCTACCTAAAAAATGAAATTATATTTTACCCTGGCGATGATGTTCAGGACTTCTTTATTCGTTGTAAAAACTTGCAACCACTATCTGAAGTAGGGTATCAAATGGGGTTATCTCCCGTTAAAATTTCCATTAAGGAATACGATGTAGATGATAAGGAACTTTCAGTTCTTACTCTAAATCATATATTATTTGCTCCAGGAAAAACGCCAAAATGCTTTCCTGTATGGACAGACTTCCCAACAAGAAGCGTTTATGAGCAATCTGTTGTCAGGCTGAATACGACCGCCTCTCCCAATAATACGGAAATAGACCGCCTATATTCTGTATATAACGAACCAAAACCTAATTATGACAGTAGTTTTGAAGTTTTTGCCTATAACCTAGAAAGAAGCAAATTCAATGTTGCTACAAAGGAAGTTTTGTCCACAGAGAAACTAACCTTTATTCCGTTGCCCTCTGTAGATAAAGCGATTCATATTTTCTTTGAAAATCAGAATTTAGTTTTAGATTGGTTTACCTGCCCTGGAGAATGTCAGAAAAATTACGACTTCAAACATATATTTGATGAATCTGGAAATGTAAAATATGGAAGTTTAGAAACTGAAAATATTATTCTAAATACAGGCTGGATACTCAAAGAAGAAATAGAGCTAATAAACGCTATTATCAAGTCTAGAATCTGTTTTATAGTTATTGATGGCAATACGATTATAGCTAAACCTACATCTAAGAAAAATGAGATATTTGATACCGTGAGCAGCAAATTTAATATGGATATAGAATTCAATATAAAGACCGATGCAAGATAAATTCGTTACTAATACAGGTGTGGAGATTCCATTGGACTCCACCAATTTTACCTATGTAGAAGAAAATCCCAGATTTAAAGATACTTTCTGGACCAACTACACACTTCCCATAGACATCAGTTATTCTAGGGATTTTTTGAGTTCGTTTGGGCAATATTCCTCTTTGAATAATATTGGACTAAAGCGTTATCATGAAGGTATCCATCAGTTTGAAGGGAGGTTAAGAAAAGGAAAACTCGAAGTTCTTGAGTTTAAAAAAGAGATGCTAAAAATACAAATTGACAGCGGCTTTGAAACGCTTCCTAACTTTGAAAAGCCTCTATCCGAACTCCCTCTTTTAAATATCGCTGTAGATGATATCTACAATCACGCTAATGATATTGTAACAAAAAAATATCCCGAAACGGTGTATAACTTTCCTAAGCTATACACCGATGAATATAATTTGCAAGATGAAGCCTATAAATACTTCGACTCATTCATCAATAATAGAAACAACCAAGAAGGACGAACGACAAAAGGTTTTTCTAGAAATAGATTAGAGAATGAAGTCGATGTTTATAATAAAAATATCATACATCCTTTGCCTTACTTGTTATATGTTTTGACGGTAGGATTTAGCGATGCAGGATTTCGTTTAGAAGGCGAAATACTAGAAGATGAATATCTAAAGTACCGATTAATATGGAGTGGTAAGCCTTATCATACCTCTGGAGATCAAAAAGAACACAAACTTAATGTCTATTCAGAAGAATATCTGAATCAAAATGTAAATGGTAACTTGTATTTTGGCGAATGGCAAAAAGAGATACTTATAGACGCCCCAGGTAAGTACAATATTAAGGGGCATTTTCAAACCCAAATAGGGCTTAATGATGGAGGTGGTAGAGTAGAACTCAATATTCCCGTCTTAAACTTTAGTCAATCTTTTTCGGTCAATCAATCTTCGGATATACAACAAGGTATAGATATTTCAGAAGAACAAGCCAAGGAAGGTGTTAAAGTTATTTTTAAATTCAAAGGAGCAATGGGATATTCAAAAGTAGCAGACGATGGTGTTAATTTAGGTCTAGCTCAGCTTCAGATACTTCCGAAAAGAATGCATACTAAGGAAGGAGTTCCAATACCCTATATCTACAATGACAATAGGGTTAATCTATCAAAAACCGTCCCAGAGATGAACTTCGGAGAGCTAGTAACTGCTATTAAAAACTTAAGAAACTATGACCTGGAATTTGAAGGCAACAGGGCTATTATGAACAAAATAAAGATAGATAAATACAAAGAACCTGAAGATTTTAGAATGTTTGAGGTTGAGAATCCCACACGATTTTTCAATGACAAAGTATCTTTTAATATTACCTTCCCAGATGAAGAAAGTGTGGTTACAAAAAATATCTATTTTGATGAAACTGGTTATAGATTAAATTATAGAAGTGTTCCTGAAACCGCCACAGAAATAAATATCAATGTAATATCACTGCCATTTACGATGTTTCGTTCTGTTTTCACAGCTAAAGCGATTAACTCTAATGCTCTAATGTTGGTTTATTATGATGGTTTAGATAACAATGGAAATAATCACGCCCAAAATAAAAAAGGGTTGATGGATGAAGAACTAGCCAAATATCTTGAGCCTTGGTTTATGAATAGATTGACTAATTTCCGCTACAAATGGACTTTTATTTGTGAGAAAAACAAGATAAGGAACTTTAATATCCGCTCTGCTATTTTCGCCTATAACCGTAAGCATTGGATTAAGAGCTGGACAAAAAAATCGTTAACAAATAATCTCTACTCAATAGAGATAGAAACTGAAACATTTTAGTATTTTTGGGAAAGTGTAATACACTTACACTTTCCAAAAATGCTTTTATCTATTTGTTCATCGTAAACTTACACAATTACACTTTTTTTCCTATTACTTAGTTCTGGCTAGTCTAAAAGCCTCATTGTATTGATTGCTTCAGACTCTACTATATGTACATAAATCATAGTTGTTTTGATGTCAGAATGCCCTAGTAATATTTGTAAATCTTCTACCTTTCCTCCTTTCCTAAGATAATTTGTTGCGAATGTGTGTCTTGCCACATGGCATACTAGATGCTTTTTTATACCTAAAAAAAGAGCGATTTCTTTTATCACTTCGTTGATATGTTTTGCTGAAGGTGGCTTTATAAATAAAGAGCTATCCTCCGCCAATATCTTTCTGCAAGTTTCATTGGTCATCAATATCTGCTGCTTTTTGGACTTTTGATTCCAAAAATAAAAATAATCATCATTAAGCTGCTCCCTTTTTAGTTTAAGCAAGTCATTTATTCTAAGACCTGTCATGCAATTAAACAGGAAGTATCCTAACACCATTTTATGTGTGGGTTTTATGAATTTAGAGAAGTAGTATTCTTTCATACGCTCTACCTCTTGTAAACTTAGATTAGTTCTATGGCTTCTATGCTGCTTTATCTTTATCCTCTCTAGATCCACATTTATCATGACCCCTCTTTTTTTCGCCAGCTTTATGTAGTGCTTTATAACCTTTATATTGCTATCTATGGTTACTGCTTGGTTTTTTAGTTTTGCAGATAAATATTTTCTATAACCCGTTGTGCATTATGAAATGAAAAAAACAAGAGTTGTTTATTAGACTGAAAATCAGTATATTGTTTTTGCTATAAAACGATATAAATGAACAACTTAGAGCAAATATATGAAAGAATTTTGGAAGTTTTAGGACTTTTTTCAGAAAATCAACTGATTAGTTATCAGAGAAGAACACCTAAAATGAGCGATTTAGAAGTCATAAGTCTTAATATTACTGCTGAATACTTGAGTATTGATAGCGAATTACAGTTATTTAGAAAATTGCCAAACTCTCTGATAAACAAAATTGAAAGAAGTGTTTACAATAAGCGAAAACGAAGACTATCCCTACAAACAGAGCAAATTAGACAGCGTATTTCGATGGAGTTCAATGAGTTTGAAGATATTTTTATCGTTGATAGCATGCCAATGAAAGTTTGTGAAAACGCTCGTTCTACTCGTTCAAAAATTTGTAAAGAGCAATCCTATTCTTCACCAACATATGGTTATTGTGCTTCACAGAAATTATATTTCTATGGCTATAAACTACACGCAGTATGTTCTTTAAATGGTGTGATTAAGAATTTTGATATAAGCCCTGCATCCGTTCACGACATCCACTATTTAAAAGATATTGGTGAGCAAATGCGAAACTGTACTTTAATTGGAGATAGAGGCTATTTATCAGCAAAAGTTCAAATAGATTTATTTAACTATGCTAATATTAAATTAGATACACCAATGAGAAGTAATCAGAAAGATTATATTCCTCAATTTTCATTGTACAAGAAAAAGCGAAAACGAATTGAGACATTTTTCTCTCAACTTTGCGACCAATTTATGATTAAAAGAAACTATGCTAAAACTTTTGAAGGCTTTAAAACAAGGATAATCAGTAAAATAACCGCCGCAACGGTTATTCAATATATCAATAAATTTATCTTCCAAAGAAAATTAAATCATCTAAAAATCAGTATTATTTAAAATGCACAACGAGTTTTCTATACTTTGAAATGAAAGTTTCGTTTACATCTGCAAATAATAAGGTAGCCGTGTATTCTTTTAGTTTTTTCAGCACGGAGCAATGATTTTTAAGCGAATTTTCTTCCATATTTTTTAATCGCATCTCGTATTCCATGAAAGAAATAAAATCCACCGTTAAATCTGGTCTTCTTAGAAGCTCCGCACATTTATCAACCGTCAAAGGTTCATTTGTAAGTCTGTATTGGATTTCTATTTTGTTGATTTTGGCTTCAATATCTCTCAATATCAAATTAAAATCGTGATGCTGATCACAAGTTTTTAGAACTTCCTGCTTTGTCTGACTCCAATCTCTATTTTTAATATAGAGCTCTACAGGTATACGCTTTCTTTGCTTATGTATATAAAGGTTAAGGTAAAGTGGATACTTTCCGTCTTTATTTTTATGGTCTTTTTTTAGAAAAAATGAATATTTCATCGAAGCAAAATAATTTTCGCTACGACAAGGAGTAAATAATCTAGGTGTTGAATAGTTTAAAATCAT